GGCGAAAAGAAAATCTGCAAGGCCAGAGCCGCCGAGATCCAGCGGCTGAAAAGTCAGATGATCGAACTTGAGAAGCAGTTCAAGAAGGATGTCGCCGACCGCGAAAAGCAGATCGACGAGCTGACCGCCGATCTGGACAGAGAGCTTGAGTGGAAGCCCAGCACCGGCACCGGCACGAACATGAGCCAGATCGACTACGATCACCTTGCCCGCTCAGGCCGGAAGATGACCGATGAGAAGGCCAAGGCGTTTATCGCTGACGAGTGCGGCTTCGATCCCGAGAAGATCCGCATTCAGCACGAGGTCAACACCTACGAGGTCAACAAGCACCGCCGCATTCGCAAGGCTGGTACCTTCGACCGCGCGCCCGTGTACGAGGCCACCGATTGGAACTACGTCCGCTTTGACTGCGCCTGCTTCATGTATGAGCTGGTCAACGGCGAACTCCGCTTCTACTGCTGCTAAACCACCGCCCGCCCCGGAGGTCACGAGGGCAGAAAGGCAACAACGATGAAGATCAATATCACCGATGAAATCAGGCAGGAGGTTTTGGATACGCTCAACAGAGATACCGCAAAGGAATACTTTGAAAAACTCCGCGACACGGAGAAGAACCCCACTCGCGGACAGGTTTACGCATACCGGAGCTGGGAGCAGAGCACGGAAGACCGAGCCGATATGTTTGAGGTCAGAGCGCTTCCATGGGGCAGTCAGATTAAGGACGGCGTGATGAAAGAATTCGTTGCCGCATTAACCGCAGCTGATATTGACGAGATTATCGTCACAGATCAGTCAACCGCGCTCATGGAAAGTGTCCACGCCTTGGTAGCCGAGGGCGCATATCTGGAGGGTGTCGGAACTGTTACCCGCGATCCACTGCACGATCCATCAGGCCGCCGCGAGGTCAAAGGGCTGGTATTCAGATTTTGAGAAAGGAGCGCCGACAATGAAAAAGCTGATTTGTTCTACTTTCCGCGAAGGTTACGGCATCGACCAGATCCGCAGAACGATGACGGCCGGCGAGCTGATTAACTTCCTCGCCCAGTACGATGAAGATACGCCGGTCTATCTGAGTTTTGACAACAGCTACACCTACGGCGGCATTACCGAGGGCCGCTTTGAAGAAGACTATGGGGAGGACGATGACGATGAGTAAAAAGCTGGATCGTAGCAGCGGCGGCATTGAGATCACCGGTCACAAGGGAACGTGGTACGTCATTGACGAGGGCGATTATAAGATTACCCCGGACGTGAACGGCAAACCGGAAACGCTTACCGCACACCTGTTCCTGCTCGAAAGCGAACTTTACGGCGACGAAGCCGCGTGCCTGATTGTCAACGAGGAAAAGCAGATCGTCTTGGAGGACGTTTGGAACGGCTTCGACGATCTGGAAGACGCCGGCTGGGAGGAAGTACGGAAGATTGAATGCCCAGTCTGCAAGGGCGAGTTTCTGCGGGAGGACATGACCTTTACGCGCGACTGCCACGGCATTACTTTCCGGCTGGTCTGCTTCGGCTGCTACGAAAAGGTCATGGCAAAAGGCTACGACGGAGCATATTACACCGAAGCAGACGAATGTATTGAGGGGGACTATTGAGCATGAGAAAAATTACTGTCTTCGACTTTTGCAGTCAGATCGGCGCGGCCAGCGATGAAATCCCCGTTGTGGTGAAAGCTGGTATGCAGGAGATCGGCCACTTCCGCAGCTTATACAAAATCCCAGCGCAAGCGATGCCGGGAGTTCTGGAAGCCAAAATCACCTATGTTACCATGGGCCGCGAAGAAATCATCATCCAAGTCAAGTTGAAAGACTACAACACCAAGTTGTAATTGCATGACCGGCTGACCTATCGGCACGACGGGGAGAAAGGACACGATATGGATTACAACACTATGAACGCTACCGTCAAGGGGACAACCTGTGAGGGCGAGCCTTTTACCGAAAGTCTCACATTTACCCTCGTTCCCCCCACCGACAACAAGCACTACGGCACAGGCTGCTACATGACGGTTAAGACATCAACGCAAACGCTGTTGATTGACGTGCGCTACGAGCGCACCACTGACATTGAAATCCTTGCCGATAGATGGATTAAGGGTTACTACGGCGAAAACGCGAAGGACATCATCAAACAGTTCTGAGAAAGGAGAGATTTCTATGAACGAGAACGAAGCCAGGGCGCTGATTGAGCGTTTTGCAGAAAAGCAGCAGGGCGGGCGTTTTGCCTGCCCCCGCTGCGGGAAGATGGCGATGGACGCGGAGAGCGTCACCCGCAACGCACTGAGCCGCAGGGCAACGGTCCATATCTGTGATGCCTGCGGAATGCAGGAGGCCTTGGAGGACATGATGGACAGCATAACTCCGCTGACCGCATGGGCTATCGCCGCCGCGCCGGAGAACTGGCGCATGAGGAGGCACTACTCCGCCGCAGCGTGGG